CTGCCATCTTCACAGGTTGGTCAAATTGACGTACCTTTTAGAGGACGCCAATTGAAGGTTGCAGGCGATCGTGTGTTTGAAAACTGGACTATTACAGTCATTAATGAAGATAAATTTGAAGTTCGAAATTCTTTCGAGCGGTGGGTTAACGGAATTAATGAACACCAAAATGGAACAGGTATTTTAAATCCATCTGACTATCAGGCGGATTTGATCATCGAACAGTTGAATCGCCAAGAAGAAGTAATTAAAACTATTAATATTGTTGGAGCATTTCCAATTAATGTTGCCGGTATTGATCTTAGTTATGAAACTATTGACACAATTGAAGAATATACAGTTGAGTTTGCATATCAGTATTGGAAAGCAGCTGGAGTTACCAGCTAATTAGTAAATAGATTAAAACACTTAACATACGGGCCTTCAATTATGGAGGCCCGTATTTATTTGTATAAATAATATTATGTCAGAGATTTCTTACGAAAATATATTTGGAGCAGATATTAGCAAAAAGATAGGGTCGCGTGAAGGTAAATTAGATGCTAAGCTAAAATCATTTGTTTCAAAACGAGATTATGAAAGTACCACCGCAGTTTCAGCGGGCGGTTACTATGGTCAATACGTTGATATTGACGGTACATCTGCAGGCTCAGATCGCGAGCTTATTCTTAAGTATAGAGAATCTGCAGCGCAACCAGAATGCGAACAAGCAATTAATGATATTGTTGATGCAGCAATTGTGTCTGATGATATATCTACACCAGCTGAATTAAATATGCAGGAGTTAGATATTCCTGCAACTATTAAAAAACAGATTACTGAAGAATTCAGTAATGTTTGTAAGCTTTATAAATTTAACAGAAAAGGATCAGATCTTTTTAGAGAGTGGTATGTTGATGGTAGATTATATTTTCATGTAGTTACCAGTGAGGGTAGTCTGAATAAAGGAATTCGTGAACTTAGACAAATTAACCCAATTCATTTAAGAAAGGTTAAAGAGGTTAAGAAAGTAATTGATGCTAAAACAGGTATTAAAATTCCTAAGACGGTTGCAGAATATTATATCTACTCTGAAGAAACAAGCGATGCTGCCACTTCATTTGTTAGTAACGGCGCGACTTCTGGTATTAAAATAGCGAGTGATGCTATTATTTCGTGTCCTTCAGGTATCTTTGATCCCGCTAATGAAAAAATGATTTCGCATCTTCATAAAGCTATGAAGTTAGTGAATCAGCTTCGTATGATGGAAGACTCCCTTGTCATCTATCGTTTATCTCGTGCGCCAGAAAGACGAATCTTTTATATTGATGTCGGCAATCTTCCAAAGGGTAAGGCCGAAGAATATGTACAATCTGTGATGAGTAAATATCGCAACAAGCTTGTTTATGATTCATCTACTGGTGAGATTAAAGATGATACCCGACATATGTCGATGCTTGAAGACTTTTATATGCCACGAAGAGAAGGTGGCAGAGGTACAGAGATTACAACTCTTCCTGGTGGAGAAAATCTTGGTCAAATTGATGATGTTATTTTCTTTCAAAAGAAACTATATAAAGCATTAAATGTTCCTCTTTCGCGATTAGATCCTGAATCACATTATGCCTTTGGTAGAGCGACAGAAGTTTCACGTGATGAGGTTAAATTCCAAAAGTTTGTGAATCGATTAAGAAAATCGTTTTCCTTTTTGTTAATCGACGCGTTAAGAATTCAGTTAATCCTTAAAGGCATTATTAAACAGAGTGAATGGGATACAATTGAAGATGCTATTTCTATTGACTTTTTAGAAGATAACTATTTTTCTGAACTAAAAGAGTTTGAAATTCTGCGTGAAAGAGTGGAAACATTAAATATTCTTGGTGAATTTGTTGGTAAATATTACTCTGAAAAATGGATTCGTAATAATATTCTACGTCAATCCGATGAAGATATCGAAAGAATCGACGGTGAAATTGCCGCGGAGCCTGATACTGAAGGCGAAATTGACGACGTTTAAACCTCAAAATGTAAATTATTATAAATATAAGATATGGAAAATGCAAGAAAAATATTTGACGCTTTAGTCAATGGTGATGAAGGCGCAGCACAAAAACATTTTAATACTGCGATTAGTGACAAGCTGGAAATGTCAATGGATATAAAAAGAGTCGCTGTTACTGCTGACATTTTTAATAAATCTGTTGATGAATCGGTTGAACTCGAGGAAGCACTTAATGCAAAAGACTTTTTGAAAGGTGGAAACACTAAAATTTCAGATAGCGATGTTGATGATTTGCTCGGTAAGATATATGATAACAGTACTTTAGCTAAAGCGCTTGTTCGAAATAAGGTATATCAGGACGGAGAAGATAATCCTAAAAAGAAGAATACATACAAAAAAGGAACAGCCGATTTTCACCTCTTCCAATTAGGTCAACAAAGCGAACTTACAAGATCGTAATATGAAATTAATTACAGAACATTTAGATTCAGAACTCGATTATCTTATTGAGAAAGATGAAAAAGGCAATAAGAATACCTTTATTGAAGGTGTTTTTATGCAAGCAGATAAGCTTAACAAAAATAAAAGAATTTATCCTAAAAACGTATTGCAAAAGGCAACTGAAAAGTACGTTAAGGAGCAGGTTAATACCGGACGCGCGGTTGGTGAATTAAATCACCCCGACGGTCCAGCTATTAATCTTGATAAAGTTTCACACAGAATTACCGAACTCAGATTTGAGGGTAATGATGTTGTTGGAAAGGCACTTGTGTTAAACACACCAATGGGTAATATCGTGAAAGGTCTTGTTGAAGGTGGTGTTAAACTAGGTGTCTCTAGTCGTGGTATGGGAACAGTTGAAGATAAAAATGGTCAAACACTGGTGAAAGGGGATTTTGTTCTTTCTACAGTTGATATTGTTCAAGATCCAAGCGCACCAGAAGCATTCGTTAATGGAATTATGGAAGGTGTAGAATGGATCTGGGAGAATGGTATTTTAAAACCTCAACAAATTGAAGAATACGAGACTGAAATTCATAAGGCGTCCAAATCTGAACTTGCAGAAGCTCAGAGAAGGATTTTTAGTGATTTCCTCTCCAAACTCTAATCATTAATAATAAAGCTATATGCAAAGTACAAACACAAAAGAACAAGAAGATATCATTGAAGATATCACAGAGCAACTGCTAGCTAATGAGGAGGTTGAACAGGATACAACTGAAGAAACCGCCGAAGAATCAGCTGTTACAGAATCTGGTTTATCTAATACTATTACTGACATCTTACTTGGCGAAAAGGCAAGTAAGACAGAAGAAGAGGATGAAGATGAAGAAGAATCTGATGACGAAGAAAAATCTGAATCTGAAGATGAAGAAGATGAAGATCTTGAAGAATCTGATGACGAAGATGACGAAGATGACGAAGATGAAGATCTTGAAGAATCTGAAGAAGAGGAAGAGCCAGAAAATAAATCAGTTGAACTTCAAGCTGCTTATCAAAAATTGAAAGCAATGAAGAAAAATGATTTAGCTGCTGCGTGTGAAAACACTACTGCAGGCGATTCGCTTCGTCCAAATGCAACCAAGCTTGAAATCTTGAATGCTATGTATAAGGAAATGAAGAAGATGAGCTCATCTAATTTAACTGCTGCTGTTGATCAACTTGATAAGTTTCAAGATGACAAACAGAAGACAGCTTTTAAAGGTGAATCATCTGAAATTACATCTGCTCTGAATACATTAATTGAAAACGATGCAAGTCTTAGTGAGGACTTTAAGTCTCAAGCGTCAACACTTTTTGAAGCAGCAATTGCTAAGAAAGTTATTGAAATGCAAGAAGACCTAGAAGTTCAGTATCACGAAGATCTGAAGGAAGAAGTTGACAGTGTACGTGATACACTTGTCGAAAAGATTGATAATTATCTTTCTTATGTAGTAGAAAGCTGGATCGAAGATAATCAAGTTGAAGTAATTTCATCTCTTAGAAGTGATATCGCTGAAAACTTTATTACTTCTCTTAAAGATCTATTCGTAGAAAACTACATTGATATTCCTGAAGAAAAACGTGATATCGTAGAAGAGTTAACTGATGAAGTACACAGTGTACAAGGGCAGTTAGCTGACACAGAAGTAGAACTTAACGTGATGAAAAATCAAGTTGAGAACTATGAAAGAAACGAAGTTATTGCAGAATCAGCACATGATCTTTCAGAAACTGAGTTGCACAAGTTCAGAACAATTCTTGAAGACATCGAATTCAA